ATGAAACCGTGATAAAAAAATGAGAATAGATAAATCATAATTCAAAACCGATGCCGAATATTTTGCTTACGTTGTTCTTTAACATTAATTGTTGCGCTGATAGTTCCAGTAGTTCCACCGTTCTTATTCACATCAATAGCGATGTATTCCGCCGGGAATGTGTCGCGCCAAACTTGCTTGCTGCCAGCAGTAACCAAAGTCACGGCAGTTACACCGCTTGTTACTTCAACAGCATCCCAATTAACAAGGTCGTTGCTTGCATAAATAGTCATTATCGGAGCCACGTCAGCACCTGCCACGATAAACTGCAATGCGATTTGTGCGGTGCCTTGAATCTGACCTCCGTATGTTCCAAGTGCAGCAGCATCTGCAACCGCTATTGTCAAAGGAACTAATCTAGTCCCTATTAAATTTTCAACGCCTTTTAAAACTGCCATTGTTTCTTTGTTAATTTAGTAAATGTTTCCAAGTTTTATTTCGTCGTATATTTGAAATAATAAACTTGCTAATATCCAACTCTCTTGAAATGATTGAACCTCTCTCGTTTCCAAACTTTATCCTTCTTGCAGTTGATTCATTTATGCTTACACAGCGCAACGATTGTTTTTTCTTTGCCTCTTCAGAGGGTTTGCTAGCCTTTATTTCACCAGTTTTTATATGATGTCTTATGTGGTCAGCTCTGCTAATGATTTGCAAATTAGACAATTCGTTATTCCTTTTATTCCCATCAATATGATGTACGCATTCATTATAATTAAGATTGCGACCTAAGTGCAATTGCATAACATTACGGTGTTCGTCAATTGTAGTTCCGTCTTTTAGTTTTAATTTTCTGTATGCGTACATCTTATTCGCTTATTTACTTTTTCGGTACCAAATAACTCGACATCTTTGCCGCCATTGTTCCACTACCTGTATAACTCACCCTATACCACAGATACGGATTTCGATTAAGATTAAATACGTGCGATTGAGTAGCTACATTCGTTGCGGTAGCAGTTGCAACCCCTAGCGAAATATAAGTAGTGTCACACGTAACGTAATTGGTTCCATCGTTCGACCCTTGCAAGGTCAATGTGCCAGCAACCGTTCCGCTAATCTTTGTTACCACAGATTGAACAGAAACGGTCGCGTAACCGTCAGCTAATTTCAATGTGTTTGTCTTTGTGCCAGCGTTTGTAATTGTATCACCGTTGCCAGTCATAGTGTACGCTGAACTTTGAGCGGATGCGTTTTGTGTCGAACACAAGGCGAAGCATACCAATAAGCCTAAGATAAATTTTTTCATGTTTATTTTACTGAATTTTTGTTAATTTTTGGTTCCTTTTTTTTCTTTTTAACCTCAACAGGTGGCGCGCTTGCCAGTTCAATATCGTTAGCCTTTTCGCATCCTTCACATGGTGCTTCGTCCGTACACCCCTCGCATGGTGCTTCGTGTTTTACACCAGACAAAACATCTTGCTTAGTACGCAAAGGATTATTAGTTTCGAATGCTACACCGATACCAGTGTAGTAATCTGCTAACTTTTTTTCGAGTTCAACGCACTCCCCGGCAATGCGAGGAGTGCGATTTTTTGAGAACTCAATTCTAACAATATTTGACTTTGCCATTGTTGTGTTTGTTTAGAAACTATTATGGGTTTGTGATTGCAGATAATGCTGCAGTAATGTCCGAACATTTCATGAATGCATCCTGGTCGATATTCTTAACCAAGAACTGAACGCGTTCGTAAGCCTTAACCGTTACTACTTCGTTTTCGAAGTTAGTTGCATTCTCATAAGAGAACTCAACGGTAACTGATTTGCGGTCTAAGATTGCGCCCTGTGTAGAATCAAACACGTAAAGAGTATTAGAATCCACTAAAGGATTTGTAATTACTCGCATTCCGTTAAGAATCCCACCGTTAGTTAGCACGAAGTTTGGCAACAAATAATCACCATCAGCATTTTTAAGGTGCATGAAACGTGTCCAATCGTTATGATTCATAACAATAGTATCAGGCATCCATTTGTTTTCTGCTCCGAAAGTAACAATCTGCGCTTTCATTGCAGCAGTTAATTCAGCTAATGTAGAAGATTGGAAACCTAAACCTGAAGCTCCGTCAAACGGTGCCAATACGTTTGCAGCATCAAACTCGGATGCGATTGAATCAATAGACAAAATATCTCCTGTGCCATTAAACATTTCTGAATCCGTTTTAAGTCTTAATGACTGCTCAACAAGTTGCTTTACCTCTGCCTGTACGAAGTCGTAATCTTCGATCATGTCGATACAGATATCAACCATGTCGCGAACTTTCTGAATCTGAACGGTACGATTAACCCATGTCTTCTTAGTATTGTGTGTAGAAGTTGCACAAGCGATAACCACTTTTGCGTCACGTGTTACTGTATCTTCTTCGCGATACTTCACATATTCACGACCTGTTGCAATTGTTCTAAACAAATCACGAATGAATGTTGAACGAACAGGCTTGAAGTTTGTTCCTGGTAGAAATTCAGCATAATCAGTACGCTGACCTACATCGGTAGGGTCTTGCTGCGCCTTAATTTCAATAGACAAATTACCAATCTTACGACTCTTTAATTCAGCAAACTTTTCTTTGTTGTCGATTATAGCCTTGCTGATTGCTTTCGCTAAGGTAATGTCTGATTTAGACGGAGCAGGCGTTTCTTTTAATGCTTTTAATTCTCCCGCTAAACGAGTAATTTCAAGAACTTGTTCAGGTGTTGCACCGTCTGATTTAGCTAATGCAGCTTTCAAATCTTCTTGTAACTTTAAAACTTGTCCTTTTGTTAGTTCCAATTCTTCGCCCATTACTTGTTTAGCGTCATGCAAAATCTTACCAACAAGGTTACGTTCTGCAAGTTGCTCTTCAGTTTCTCCAGCCTTCAATGTGAAAGGGATAAATGGAATAGCTGCTAATGCTTTTATTGATCCAACAGATGCAACACCTGCGATTACTCCGGCAACAGCATCGTTAAACATTGAACCTACAAATAACATTGCAATGGCGAAAATCGCAAACAATGCAAGTCCTTTAATTTTAGATGCGTGCTTTTGTTTTCTACCGAGCATGCAAGTCGGGTCTTTTACTTTTTTCATTTTGATTTTTAGTTTAAGTGATTTAATAAATTTTTGTAGTTGATCGCTTTTTGAGTGGACTTAACCGGCTCGGATTGTGGAGTGATTTTATTCGGCTCCAATGTTGGTGTGAGTTCATTACTACCTTGAATAACACACGAAATTTCTTTTAGTTTTGCTTCGGTAACAGCCCAAAAAACACCTTCTTTAAGTGCTTTGTCAGGGTTGCCTACCATAGGAAAGTATGTATTCCAATTAGCAAACTCTTCTTTATACTGAGCATCGTTTACACAAGTAGCTATTTTAACGTACATCATACCAACGCTGTGCTGGTTGATTTGTTTGTTAGCGTACTCTTCGAACACCATTTCATTGTACTTACGCTTTATTTCGGTGTCCATAATCAAAGAAATGGTGGTGCCTTCTTTAGCAACACCAAGTTCAGACCATTGCATTTCCTTTTCGTAAATATCAGATGGTGTTCCTACCTTCGAAGTAATTTTATATTCATGATCGTGAAGATGCATGATGTTTTTTTGATTCTCCTGGATTGACTTTGTAAAGATTCCTTTGATGTGAACATCCATGTGTGAATCCATCCAATGGTAAGTGTTTCCAACGATTGAACGCTTAATAACTCCACTCGCTAAATCATCATCTTCGCTTTTAGTTACAAGCCCTTTGGTTACGTTCTTAACGAATATAGGATTGAACATATCGCAGTCGGTGAACTTAGTGGCAGCCTTCTTTAGTGTAATAATTTGTTCTTTATTCGCCACAACGTAAGCAAAATATTCAGCATCGGTTTTGAATTGTGATTTGTCTATTCTCATTTTTTTATCACGGTTTCATTAGACAATAATTTTTCTTTAGCTTTTTTTAGCTTAGAAATTTCATCAAAAGTTTTTGTACATGGATGCTCCGATACGTTGGTATCAGTGCTTTGTAACGAAGTATTTTTTTTACTTTGCTCGGTCATTAATGGTCTTGGAAACTATTATGATTCAAAAGACATTGCAAAAGTACAATTTAATTTTCTAATTTTGCAAATATATTTTTAATCTAAAATAAATAAAATGGGTTTCTTCTCAAACTTTATCGGCAATATTGGACTACGAAAAATAACATACTTTAACCCTACAGTTCACTATCCGATAGGATTTGAAGGTGCTGTATGGATTGAAACGGACAAGCCAAAGGAAATATTTGACACCATTCCGCAAATAAACATTCCAATTAAACTCATCGCTTTGATGTTTTCTAATGCTGAAATCGTTGTGGTTAATGAGAAAGGCGAAGATGATGCAACCGAAGAGTTTAAAAAACTTATGGAAAACCCAAACTTCGTGCAGTCGATGAATGAGTTTCTTCGTAACTACATGGAACAATTCTTAGTTTATGGCAACCAGTTTATTTATGCAAACAAACCGACATCACTAATTAAGGTGCCAACAGCATTATGGAATTTATCACCGAGATACATTACCCCTATACTTACCGGTAAAACTTTCGACCAAGTGGAAATGGCTGGTGTGTACAAGGAATTTGAATACAATGAGAATGGCAAAGTAAAAAAATACGAACCGAAAGACATACTTTTTACCAGAGTTCCAGACCTTGACAATCCATTCATAGGACAAAGCCCTTTGGTATCGCTGAAATTTCCAATAACAAATACTAAACTTGCATACGAATATAGGAATGTGATGCTTGGTAAACGTGGCGCACATGGAATGATTTCTCCAGAGGCTGCGAAAGATTCCGATGGTGCTCTTCCTTTTCAGCCAAAAAATAAAGAAGAAATTATAAAGGAGCATCAAAGAACCTATGGAATACAATCAGGTCAAGCGCCATTTATGATTTCCGATTTCCCTTTAAAGTTCACGCATTTTAGCGTTCCAATTAAAGACGCTATGGTGTTTGAAGAGGTGGATGCAAATTTCCTTACCATCCTAGATTCATTCGGAGTGAACAGAAACTTATTCAAAGATTCTAGTTTCGAAAACCAAAAGAGCGGACAAATTCAAACGTACCAAGATTGTATCTACCCAAAAGCTGACCAGTTCGCTCAGGACTTGACTAAGTTTTTAGGCAAAGGAATTAGCAAGTCAGGCAAAGGGAAAATTAAATTAAAGTACGATCACCTTTTAATCCTTCAAAACGACAAGGACAAAGAAGCATCCACACTCGACAAGCAAATTAAGGCTGTGATGCAACTTTACGATAAAAACATTCTAAACAAAAAAGGCGCGGTAGAAATGCTTATTAGTATTTCAGGCATTGATATTAAAAACGTTTCAGAAGAATCTGCACTTGATGTACTCAACAGAATGTCAGCCCTCGTTGCCAACAATGTTATTCAGCAAGGTTTAATTGATGAGATTAGGGCATTGATTGGCTGGGGTACTATTAATGGAGGACAACAGCGACCGGTTGCTGCAAATGCTCAGTTTAACGTTCAGACTTTTGGCGCACAGTAGATTTCTTTCGGTTGAATTGCTTAATTGAAATTAGGTGAATCTTTGTACAGGTTTCGCCTTGTATAAACATTCTTTTGCCTCGACTTGCTGATGCGTATTTAACCCCGGCAGCTTCGCAGCATTCCTTTAGTGAGGTATAAGCAGTTTTGTTTAACTCAGAATCCTTTGTGTATATGTATGCTTTCATTACTTTCGGTTTAGTTTTTCTTTAATCTCTTTATATGAAAGGCAGGCAGGCGTTTTACAAAGCACTTTTAATTGTCCGTTTGCGGTACGATTTGATTTTCTTACACCGCAATAGTGAAAGAATGAACCGCCACAAGCCCAACGTTCTAAATGTTCACACGTTCTGCAAAAGTA